TTGGAAATATTGGTTGAAAACACGGTAAATGCTGAGGATGTATTATCCAATTGGATATTAGACCATGAGATACATCTAATGCATTGTGAAGGCGATATGCTAATAATATCGTTATTCACCATAGCGGATGCAAAGGAGAGTGATATAGACTTTCCGCAAGCAAAAGACATTGAGCCTACTGTAAGAGGGTTTGTTGAAACAATGGATATTATAGATGATATAGGCAAAAAGTGGGAGAGTGATAACAATGTTAAGTCTTGAATCTGCAATAAAACATTGCGAGGAAGTAGCAGAAGAAAATGAGAAAAAAGCAAGGAAGCTGAATGATGGCACTATGTCCACAAGAATCAAGTGTGAGGAATGTGCCAAAGAACACAGACAGCTTGCAGAGTGGTTGAAAGAGTTGCAACAATGGAAAGATTTAGGTGATTGGTTAGTTAAGGCAATACTTGAAGAAGATTGGGATAATAATCAAAGTTTTTATGCAGAAGTGCTTTGCCGAAAACTAACAAAGTTGGGCAAACTAAAAGTTGTGGATAACAAGTATATGGAGGTAAATGCAGATGACAGTAGCGGAATTGATTGAGAGATTAAGAAGTTATCCACAAGATGCTGGGATTGTTGTTAAGAATACTGATGTATATCTCAACGGATTTTATATAGCGACTGAGGTTGAGGATTTTGACCATAACACGGTGCTAATATCGAGTAATCACGATGAAATGTTGGATATATAGAAAAAGCAGAAGGGAGTGATTATGAATGACAGACGAAGAAGCTGATTATTGTTATGAATGTACAGGGTTAGGGGATGATTATTATATGGATGAGAATGGTGATTTGGTTTGCTATTGCCCCGAATGTTCATTTAATCCATTTAAAGAGGAGGATGAAGAATGAGTGTAAGTAAATGGGCATATAATTCACAAAAATGCGATGGAGATTATTGTTGTGGTTGTTGTGATGAATGTGAAAAAGTAGAGGAGGAGGTGCAGGATGAATAATTTATGTTGTCCAAAATGTGGTGGGGATGTAAGAGTTATGGATACAAGATGCCCAAAAACATCTAATACCATCCGAAGAAGAAGGATATGTGACAGGTGTGGTTACAGATACAGCACTTATGAAGTTGATTCTGAGACCTATAACATCCTGCTAAAGATGTTAAACAACTTAGGCACTATAAGGAGTGATATTAAATATCTGCTTGATAAGTTAGATGAGATGGATTATGGAGAGGTGAAAAATGACAAATAAAGAAGCAATTAAATGGTTATGGGTAGAACGCCAACTGATTGTAGAAATTCCGAAAGACAATTCAAAGGAATTAAAAGAAGCCTATGATATGGCAATCAAAGCCTTAGAACAACAGCGAAAAGTGGGGCAGGAAAGAGAAAAGCACGACAGCATAGAACTTTTTGGGGCTATGACGTTAATATCTGGAGCTATTAGAGCTATTGGAACGGATGAAGAGACACTGAAAACCATCCCCGGAGGAATGCTGTTATCAGAGAAGTTGAGGAATGTACAGGATGAATTTCAAGCGGAGATAACAATGAATTTTATGGATATGTTTAAGAGTGTTGCGAGAAATGGCGAGGAGGAAGATGTTGACGAAGAATAACAATATGAAGTACAATAAGGGCAAGCCGGTCAAATGTACCTGTGGTCAGTTAATAGCATATAAGAAGGACGGAAAGCTGATGTTGTACTGTAAGAAGTGCAAAAGACAGATTCCATTCGTTATAGAGCCAGAGCCATAGAGCCAGAGCCATCATGAGAAGCGATTCTTGTGGTGGCTTTATTTTTTGGAAAAAATTATACGCATTCTAACCACTCAGATTTGGTCGAGAATTGGTTTTTGGCAATAGACAATAAACTACCCAAAAAAAATAAAAAAACACCATCTCGAACAAAGTGATGTATTTATTGGGCATCCCGGGGGTGGATTTTCATGGAGGTAGAAATGGGCGCAATATTTATTGATTTAACACCGGAAGAATTGTGTGATTTGATGTGTGGAGTGCCGGAGGAGGATGAAGATGAGGGACTTCAAGAGCATAGGGAAGACAGTTGAGGGTAACGAGGGTGATAAGTGCAACTATCCAACTAGGTTAGACACCTATGGTTGCGGTTGCTCTCATGATTGTAGTTATTGCTATGCGAAGTCTTTGCTTGATTTCAGAGGCTTATGGAACCCTAAGAGCCCATCTGTTGCAGATATCAAGAAGATATCAAAAGAAGTCCAAAAGCTACCCCGGAGCAGGCCTGTGAGGTTGGGTGGAATGACAGATTGCTTTCAACCCATAGAGAGATTGTACCGGGCTACATGGAAGACAATCAAGCTCCTCAACCGATACAGAGTCCCATATCTCATAGTCACAAAGTCAGATATGGTGGCAGATGATGAGTATATAGGGCTGATGGATAAGGGGTTGGCTCATATACAGGTAACAGTAACTACCACAGACGATGAGCTGTCTAAGACATACGAGAAGGCATCTGTACCAAGTGAAAGAATCAAGGCCATAAAGAAGTTGCAGGAGGCAGGATTTGATGTACAGCTAAGACTCAGCCCATTTATCCCGGAGTACATTGATTTTAATATACTAAACAACCTTGGAATAGACAAGATTTGTATAGAGTTCCTAAGAGTGAATACATGGATAGAAAAGTGGTTTGATATTGACTATTCGGAATACACTCTCAAGTCCAACGGATACAAGCATATGCCACTCAGCCGGAAAAAATATTATATAAGCAAGATAACTGGCTTCAAGGAAATGACAGTATGCGAGGATGAAGACGAGGCATACGAGTATTGGAAAGAACATTTTAATCACAACAAAGATGATTGCTGTAATCTCAGGAAGTAAACAGAGATAGAATACATAATCAAGGAGGATACAAATGAAGAACAAGAAACTGACAGTTGAGTATGTACCAAAGGAAAATCTCAAGACATACGCCAACAACGCAAAACTACACACAGCAGACCAAGTAGAGGGCATCAAGAAGTCCATTGAGAAGTTTGGATTCAATGACCCCATAGCTGTATGGAAAGATGATGTAATCATTGAGGGACACGGAAGGCTCCTTGCGGCCATGGAAATGGATGACGTGAAGGAAGTTCCTGTTATACGTCTCGACAACCTCACAGACAAGGAACGCAAAGCCTATGTCATAGCTCATAACAAGCTAGCACTCAACACCGGCTTTGATAACGACCTTTTGGGTGAGGAACTAAAGACCATCATGGATGACTTTGATATGACAGACTTCGGATTTGGGGACTTTGAGCTGACTATGCTTACAGAAGATTTTGAGCCCGAACCTTTCAATGATGACGAGATAGCTGAATACACGCAGAACGGAGAAGTGGGGCTTGCTAAGAAACGTGTAATCATCACATACGATGACAGCCAAGAGGAAGATATCAAGTCAATGTTAGGAGTGGACGAGATAAAGAAAGTTGTATACGACATTAAGGAGCTTGTATGAAAGTAATTCAGCTCAGAGGCACTAATGCCACCGGGAAAACCACTACTATACGACAGTTTATTGAAAGAGGCAACTTTGAGGTGAGGTCAATCAAGGTGGCGAAGCGTGATATTGAATATCATTGGGATGATGAACGCAAGATTGCCATTATCGGAAGGTATGACCAAGCCATGTCCGGAGGAGTAGACGGATATATCACAGATAAGAATCTGCTCAGAGATACAATCATCCGTATGCTTAGAGTTATCAAGCCAAACGTGCTTCTATTCGAGGGTATTGTATATGGTGTCACGTTCAAGTTTGCCTTTGAGCTTGCGAGGGTCCTGAAACAGATTAAGTGCGAGTATGTAGGCATATGCTTCATACCACCGCTTGACGTAGTGTTTGACCGGCTTGCGGTAAGGAACGGAGACAAGGAAGTGGACTATATGAGCGTACAAAACAAGTGGTTCACAGCGTCCCGGGCTTATGACAAGCTGAGGCAGAACGGAATCAATGTAAAAGCAATAGACACCACAAAAATCCCAAAGGAACAAATGTACAAGATTATCGAGGATGAGATATGAAAGATGTAAAAGAACGCATGAGGGAGTTTGTTTCATACCATATACATGGAGATGGAGAATGCAACAATGTAGTTCTCAAGGAGTGGGCAAGAAGAAAAACACTCACCCTGCAAGAGAGGTATGAACTAGCATTCCTGTTCTCAGTTACCTATTGCGTGCAGAGTGCGGTTATTTTGTTCGAGAAGCAACGGAATGGGTCATGCCTGTATAAGAATCAGCTCACAGAGTTAAAACAGCATATTTTGTTCCAGAGCGACCGAAAATACATGAAGATGAGGGACAACTTTGAGCGTACGATTGAGGACTTTCAAAACAACCACCGGGATGTGAAGCAGTTTCTTGGGAATATAACTGCCGGAGGCATTATAAACCTTGAAAAAGCAATAAAGTATGTATCAACGTGGGTAATGTATGGCAGGTTTGCGTCTTTCTTGTTCCTTGAGACATTTGTAGAGCTTACAGGAATGAAAACAGAGAATACAACAATAGATTGGAAACACGGCGATACAGCAACAAGTGGACTTCTCAATCTTTTTGGGTATGATGATGCGGCAGATAGGTTCGATAAGGCCGGGACACTACCTTACAAGGTAGACTCATTGGACAAAATGCTGTATGCGGCTCAGTTTGAAATCCGGAGAGAGGGTGGACAAGACAATGTAACAGAGGTGGAGACATCCCTATGTGCGTACAGAAAATTCTACAAGGGCTCAAGATACAACGGATATTACCTTGACCGGATGCTTGAGGAAATATATTCAATGCAGAGTGAATACCCGAAGGTATCTGAGGAACTTCTACAAATCCGGGCAAAATGTTTTAACAAGAAGTACCTTGGAGAGGCCGGGGGATGGAGAGGTATCCGTAAAGACATGAAAAAACTATACAAAGAGACAGGAATAATATCATAAGCAGGAGGAATCATGGGAGATAAAATCAAACATACATACATAAGTCCAAGATGGACAGGTGAGATAGCAGACTGCACCTTGCCACTTACATTTGATACATACAGTAATTGCTCATTTGGGTGCGTGTATTGCTTCTCTCAGTATCAGAGAGGTATCGGAGGCGCAAAAGAGGCCTATTTTAACAAAGAGGTCAAAAGCGTCAACCCGGAAAAAATCAAGAAGATATTCAGCGGTGAAGACAAAGACAGTCAATTCTATCAATACATCAAGACTAAACGACCTATTCAGTGGGGAGGCTTATCAGACCAATTTGACGGATTTGAGAAACAATATGGCGTAACATATGAAATCCTCAAATATCTTAAAGAAATCAACTACCCTATATGTTTCAGCACGAAATCAGCGTGGGTATTCAAGGACCCAAAATATCAAGAGCTTTTCAAGGATGCGGATAATTGGAACATTAAGTTTTCAATAATCACCTTAGATGAACATGATGCGGCTAGGATAGAACAGGGAGTGCCTACACCCAAGGAACGTCTTGAGGCGATGAAGATATACAACAGCCTCAGTAAAGGCGGTACAACCCTCAGACTCAGACCATTCATAGTAGGAGTATCTGACAAGACATATCTTGAGCTGATAGAGAAGGCTCACGAGGCCGGAGCAACTGCAGTAACAACAGAGTTCTTCTGCCTTGAAATGAGAAGTATAAAGCAGGCTAAGGAACACTATGACGTAATAAGCGAGTGCGCAGGATTTGATATTGTAGAGTTTTACAGAAAATACAGCAATGGTTCGGGATACTTACGACTCAACCGGAAGGTCAAGGAAAAATACATCCGGAATATGCAGGAGCTTTGCCATAAGTTGGGCATGAGGTTTTACGTATCGGATGCCCACTTCAAGGAGTGCTGTGATAATTGTTCCTGCTGTGCTTTACCACCGGATTGGGACTATTCAAGAGGCAACTTCTCAGCCGCCTTACAGATAGCCAAGAGAACAGGAGAGGTAAGGTGGAGCGATATTGAGGGTGATATGTATTATCTCAACTTCCCAATGGTAAGGGCACAGGGCTTCAACATAAATTCATCTGAGAACCGGGCAAAGTACGAAGGTATGACGATGAAGGACTATCTCAGGTATCTATGGAACAACCCGAAACGAGGACAGAGCCCATATCATCTATTCGAGAGAGTAATGAAGCCGGCCGGATTAGATGAGAACGGAGATATCATCTACAAGTATAACCAAGATGTAACATTTGAGCCATGTTGGCATCAAGATAGAGAAGCTGTATTGGAAACAAGAGTATAGGAGGAAGAATATGTTTGAAAAAGTAAACCCATCCCACCCGGACAAGGTAGCAGACAGAATAGCAGGAGCAATAGTTGATTATGCATATAAGCAAAGTGATAACCCGAAGATAGCTGTTGAGGTCCTGATAGGGCACGGACAATGTCAGATTATATCCGAAACATCTGTACATATACCAACGGAAGTGGTGAAAAACATAGTAGGGAGAATAGCAGGTGACTTATATGTGGCATATGACGAAAACAAGCAGGATAGACACCTTGCCGACAATCAGAACGAAATCATCAGATGCGGAGACAATGGCATATTCAAGGGCGTTCCGGTTACAAGGGAACAGCATAAGCTGAGTGGCCTTGTAAGAGACCTGTATATAAAGTACCCAACAGATGGGAAATACATAATTGATGGAGACCGGCTGATTGCTTGTCAAAGCCACGTATTCGAGGATGAGTTCATAAGTAAGTTGCCGAAAGATATGAGCCTCAAGGTGAATCCACTAGGATATTGGACGGGCGGAATAAATGTAGACACCGGAGCTACCAACCGCAAGTTGGGTTCTGATATGGGAGATGCAGTAACCGGAGGAGGCCTTCATGGTAAAGACCTAAGCAAGGCTGATGTATCGGTAAACATATATGCACATTTAAAGGCACAGGAAACAGGGCAGGAAGTAAAGCTATGCTGTGCTATCGGTGATAAGGAAGTAGATGGAAGACCTTATAGTGAGATAGTGGAGATAGCAAGAAACTATGTAAACCTCATAGGCGGCTTTGAGAAGCTAGCTGAATGGGGACTTGTTTAACAAAGGAGTTGATTATATGCCAAGAAAGAAGAACCCGGATGCAGTAATGGGAAGACCTAAGAAGAATATTGACAAGAAACAGTTTGAAAACCTATGCGCAATACAATGTACGTTGGAAGAAGTGTGTGCATGGTTCGATGTTTGCGATGATACTCTCAATAGTTGGTGCAAGGATACCTATGGCACAACTTTTTCGGAAGTTTTCAAAGAAAAAAGGCAAATTGGTAAGATATCATTGAGGCGGTCAGGCTTTCAGTTAGCTCAGAAGAACCCGGCTGTACACATATTTTACGCCAAGAACCACCTAGGAATGACAGACAAGGTAGAGACAGAGTTCAATCCGGAATCACTAAAGAGAGCAAAAGAGCTGTTGGAGGGTGTCGATAGTGTCATTGACTAAGATGCAACAAGACTACCTCATGGCCTGTAACCATAGATGGAACATCAAGACCGGGGCAACCGGTAGTGGCAAGAGCTTCCTTGACTATGCGGTGACTATCCCTAAGAGGATATGTGCAACTAAGGGTGAAGGGCTGATTGTTCTGTTCGGCAATACGCAAGGAACATTTGAGCGTAACATACTTGAGCCTATGAGGGATATATGGGGCGTTGAGAATGTCAGCAGGATAAAGGGCAATAACAAGGCGTTTTTGTTCGGCAAGGAGTGTTATGTCTTAGGAGCTGACAACCGGAAGCACGTTGCGAGGATACAGGGAACAACCATTGAATACGCCTACGGTGACGAGGTGACAACGTGGAGTGAAGAGGTGTTCCAAATGCTCAAGTCACGTCTGAGGTGCGAGCATAGCCATTTTGACGGAACGTGTAACCCGGACAGCCCTAACCATTGGTTCAAGGCCTTCTTGGATTCGGATGCAGACATCTATGAGCAGAACTATGTTATTGATGACGGAGTATTGCCGGAGTACGTTGTTGAGGAGCTGAAGAAGGAGTATGCCGGAACAGTCTACTATGACCGGTATATCCTTGGTAAATGGGCTCTTGCTGAGGGACTTGTATACCCTATGTTTCAATCAGCTATCGTAGACAGCCTGCCGGACGTTCCTGCAAGCAAATATGTAGTGTCGATTGACTACGGAACAATGAACGCCTTTTCAGCCATCCTATGGAGCAAGAGAGACAACGTATGGTATGGGGAGCGTGAATACTACTATTCGGGACGTGATATCGGAGTACAGAAGACGGACAACGAATACATGAATGACCTCAATGAGTGGATAGAGGATATATGGGCTGAGGTCAAGCAAAGGAAGGTTCATTTGACGCTTGGTGGAAACCTACATGAGAAGATATCGACAATAATTGACCCATCAGCGGCATCATTTATAGCTTTATTACATCAATCTGAATGGGCAAAGGTTATACCGGCAGACAATGCGGTGAAGGATGGAATCAGAGAGACAGCCGTGGCGTTGCAGATGGGGCTTGTAAAGATTCTGAAACCGGCTATGCCTAATTGGATTGATGAAGCAGGAGGATATGTTTGGGATGATTCGGAGATTGAGGAACATCCTGTTAAGATAAACGACCATTCCATGGATGCAACAAGGTACTTTGTTAAAACCATGAGGATACTAAACAAAAAAACACCTTACAATGGGTTGTTGAAGTAAAGGAGAAAGAAATGTACACATATCAAGACTTACTGAAAGTGGGAGATGATGAAAACGACAAGATGACCTTTGTGTATGAAGTCATATCAGCTCATATGGCCTCTGACCTGTATAAGGAAGCGGTGATTGCGGATGAATACGACAGGCAGAAGAATACGACCATAGCTGAGTTCCAAAAACTCTTATACACAGTGACCGGCAATGTAATCCCGGATAATTGGTCAGCCAACTTCAAGATGGCAAGCAAGTTCTTCAACAGATTTGTAACTCAAGAGAATCAATACTTGTTAGGCAATGGAGTTACATGGAAGAACGAAGGAACTGAGAAGGCTCTTGGAGATGATTTTGATACGAGATTGCAGGAGTTAGGAAAGAATGCGCTTGTTGGGGCTGTTTCATTCGGATTCTACAACAAAGACCATGTTGAGGGGTTCCACGTAAGAGAGTTTGCGCCACTATTTGACGAGGAAAACGGAGCACTCAAAGCCGGGGTGAGGTTCTGGCAGGTGGATGACGATAAACCACTCAGAGCAACGCTATACGAGTTGGACGGGTACACGGAGTACATCTACAACAAGAAAATCTACAGGGGCAAGAATTACAAGACTGTCAATGAGGTACTCAAGGATAAAAGGCCTTACATCCTCAAGACAAGAACCACCGAAGCGGATGGAACAGAGATATACGATGGCGAGAATTATCCAACATTCCCAATAGTTCCACTATGGGGCAATCCTCATAGGCAGAGCGAGCTATCAGGCCTCAGAGAGGCTATAGACTGCTATGACCTCATAAAATCCGGGTATGCTAACAACGTGGACGAAGGTTCACTCATATATTGGACGATTCAGAACAACGGAGGCATGGATGATATTGACCTTGCTCAGTTCGTAGAGAGAATGAAGACACTTCATGCGGCTGTAACAGATGGGGATGCTGAGAGCCATACGATTGAAGCCCCATATCAGAGCAGGGAGGCATTGCTTGCTACTCTTAGGTCAGACCTGTACGAAGATGCGATGGCACTCGACACTAAGAATATAGCATCCGGAGCTACTACGGCCACTCAGATTAGAGCATCATATGAGCCACTAAATAGCAAGACAGACCAATATGAGTACTGCGTGAGGGAGTTCATCAAGGGTATCTTAGAGATTGCCGGAGTAGACGATGAACCAACATTTACCCGGTCAATCATAGTTAACTCGCAGGAGGAGGTAGGGTTGGTGCTTCAATCAGCTCAGTATCTCAGCGAGGATTATGTCACGAGGAAGATACTCACCCTGTTAGGTGATGGTGACTTAGCAGATGAGATGCTAGAACAGCTCAGTAATGACGAATTAGACAGGTTTGAGGGTGAGGCTGAGGAAGTTTCCACCGAAGAAGAAGAAACAGCAGAAAATGGCTCAGAGGACATTCAGACAGAGGAAATAGACAATCAGATGTTACAGGAATACTCTGATGAGGTTATGCAGATGCTTGAGGAGTTAATGGAGGAGTGATATGGCTAGTGTAGATTATGACCCGGTGAAAGCCCACGAGTATTATGAGAAACATAAGAAACTAAAAGGAAGAAGCCGGAGCAGAAAAGGATGGGACGATACTCAGAAAGAGCAATATGAATATGCCAAGGCTCAGGCTAAGGATGCTTACAGCAAAAGTGCGGATTTGATAAGCCTGCAAAGGTCAACTCACCTACAAGCTGTGGAAAGTGCGAAGAAGAAGCAGAAAGAACAAATTACCAAGCAGACATCAGCGGCAATATCTCAGCTCCGGGACAAAATGAAAAACATGAGCCCGGAGCAAAAGGAAGCATTTAAGGAAAAGTTAGGGACGGCGATAGAAAAGCTCAAGGGCAAGGCTGAAAGGGCAAAAGCAAAGATTGATACAAGCTCCGCAAAGCAGAAGGAATCCATCAAGAAGGATGCATCCAAAGACCTTAAATCAGCAAAGAAGGATTATGAAAAGACAGTGGATGAAGCCTATGACAAGATAAATGCTATGACAAAACCTAAAGAAAAGGGGAAAAAATAATGAGTTATATACCGGATTGTAGAACAGATGAAATATACAATGAGGAACGACTGACCGGACGTGACAAAGACTTTGTTGCAGGATATGATTGGGCTGTAGACCAGATACTCAATCTATTCGAGGGCAATACAAATGTATTTCCAAGGTTGGAAGATATTCTTGACGAGAATACAGCAATAGTGAATGAAGACAAAGAATCCATTGTTAAAGAGAGCATTGAGCAATGGGCAGAAATGCAAAGGAATGAGCTGATAACATCAATGATAGATGATGGAGAGTGATTATGGCCGATAAAGGACATGAGGAAACAGAAAAGCTCCTCAGAAAGCTCGAGAAAGAGTTGGCAGAGGAATACAAGAAGGCAAGGTATGAGATATTAGAGAAGTATGCTGAGCATTGTAACAGATTTGCCAAGAGAGAGGCAGAAATGGCTGAGTTGGTTAGACAGGGACTCGTGACTGAAGAAGCATTCAACGAATGGAAGATGAAAGAAATACCTGTAAATGCAAGGTGGAACGAAATGTGTGACACGATAGCCCGGGACTGCACAATGACCAACCAAATGGCAAAAAGCATAGCATATGGATATATGCCGGAGATTTATGCTATCAATTACAACTACGGAACATATCAGGTTGAAAGCGTATGTGGAATTGATACAGGCTTTCCATATCTGTATGACCGAAGTACAGTTGAGAGGTTGTTCCGGGGTGGGGAGTTCATACACGCTCCGGGACAGAAGATAACCGATAAAATCAACATGAAAAAGGACTTGGCATGGAATAAGAAGCAGGTGCGGTCAGTATTGTTCCAAGGGATTGTACAAGGCGAGAGCATCCCTAAAATGGTAAAGAGGCTGAGGAAAACTGTTGGGGATTCCATAACCGAAGACGATATCAAGAACAAGAACTTGAAAGATGCTAAACAAATAGCAAGAGAGGTTGAGAGGCGTAACAGGAATGCGGCCATCCGGAACGTAAGAACAATGGCAACCGGAGTACAGAACGCCGGCAGGGTAGATTCTTACAAAAGAGCTCAAGGCATGGGGATAGACCTGCAACAAGAATGGCTTGCTACGTTGGACGGAAGGACAAGGCATCAGCACAGACTATTAGATGGCCAAAGAGTAGATGTTGGAGAGAAGTTCAAGGTGGATGGTGATGAAATAGAGTATCCCGGTGACCCATCAGCAAAAGGATACCTTGTGTACAACTGTCGGTGTACTTTAGTTCCTGCATTGAAGGGATTCGGGGTGGATGCCAACAACCTGTCGTTAAGAAATACAGACCACATGGAAGAAGAAAACTATGAACAGTGGAAATATAGGCATCAACATGATATAATGGAGAAGTACAAAGGCAAGGCCGCAGTGTTACAAGAATATGACGAATGGCAGAAAAAGACTGTTATTAACCCAATAACGATAGAATGTGAAAAAGCAGGGATTACAAAGTTAGGGGTGAAAAAGCTAGAAAAAGCATTGGATGAGGAAGGAATTATCAAAAAAATAGGTGGGGGAGACCTCACGAAGGGTTCCTGTATGTCAGCGGCACTTGCATACGCTTCTAACAAAAATGGATACGATGTGCTTGATTTCAGAGGGGAACCAAGCAGAAGCCTTTTTGCAAAAAGGGCTACAGCAAGACAACTGTGCGACATACCGGGCGTAAAGTCATACAAAGACCATGGAAAGAATGATGTTGCGGTTGCAAAGAGACTCATGAAGAATATGGAAGCCGGCAAAGAATATATCCTTGTCACAGGAGAACACGCCGCCATTGTAAGAAGTTATGATGGGACAATGAGGTATGCTGAATGGTTGGAGTTACAAGATTCAAAAGATAATGGGTATAGATTTTTCTCAAGTGATATTGAAGAAGACCTGAGAGACCGCTTTGGCTGTAGAAAATACGGCACAAAGAAGTGGATGAGCTACCTAATTGACATAGATTCCATGAAAGATAACGACAACATAAGGGCGGTCATGGAATATATAAATACAGAACCGGGTAAACAAAAGAAGGGAAAGCATGGAAAAATCAAGTGACGTTCAATATGAATTTTATAAAGAGAACAAAAAAGACAAAATATGGAGGGTTGAAGAGTACGAAGTAGATGAAAATGGTGTTGCTGAACCCACCATAGGACTTTTGCTGTTTTCTTTTGACAAGGAAAAAATATACAATCTGTGGGAAGATTACCCTTGGAAATTTACTCCGGAAGAAAAGGAAATATTTGACAAAGAAAATCCATATTGGGCTGAGTTCTTCAAAGATAGGAGCTGATAGCATGGATGTAAGCGCAGAAATCAAAATCACAGAGGATAACACAGAACTAATCAAACAAGCCACTAAACAGGCTGTTATGGTGGCTCTTGAGGCTGTAGGGCTTCAAGCTGAGGGATATGCTAAGAGACTTTGCCCTGTAGACACCGGACTTCTGAGGAATAGTATCACCCATGCGGTGGGTGGGGCTTCATTCTCTCATGCCTACAAGGCTGACAAGGCTACAAGCGGTGGCGCAATGAAGGGCGGTTATAGCTCCGGAACAGTAGGAAGTTCAGACGATACCACCGCATACATAGGGACGCCTGTGGAATATGCGTCATATGTAGAGTATGGAACAAGTCGCACCAAACCTCACCCATATATCAAGCCTGCGGTGGAAGGACATACGAGCGAATATAAGCAAATATTTGAAGAATACCTCAAAAGAGCTTGATTTTATGCCAATTATTTGGTATTATCACGATAGAAAAACGGAACAAGAGCCAGAGCCGGAGAGCCAGAGCCATTAAGTATGAGTTGAAAGACGTTTCAGCTTGTATTTAATGGCTCTTTTTTGTTCCGATAAACCATAATTTAGGGTAGCACCCCCGGAAAACTGCGAAGGAGATTATGAATATGGCAGATTTTGAAGCAATTATCAAGAAACACGTAGGAGAGGATGGAAACATCCCGGAGTCAGCTATTGGAACTGTAGTATCAGCTATCAAGACCGCTGTTGGAAACGAGTATGTTGAGAAGGAAAGATACAAAGCGAAGTTATCTGAAATAGACACACTCAAAGAAAAAGTGGAGACCGCTGAGGACGATGTTGCAACCGCTGAGAAGTGGAAAAAGAAGTATGAGGACGAAAAGACCGCATATGCCAACTATAAGGCAGATGTGGAAGCAAAAGCCACAGAAACAACCAAGAAGAACGCATACAGAAGTCTTCTGAAAGAGGTAGGAGTGGCTGACAAATGGCTTGACAGAGCCATGAAGGGTGTATCACTTGACTTTGAGCTTGATAAGGATGGAAAAATCAAGGATGCCGATAAATTAACAGAAAACATCAAGACAGAGTGGGGAGATTGTATCTCAACCGAAGATGAAAGAGGAGCCGATACGGCAAACCCACCTGCAAATAGGGCCGGAGCTGAAAAAACTCCAAGCCGTGCCGCACAGATTGCGGAAAAGTATCACAATGACCTGTATGGAAATATTAAGGAGGACAAATAAATGTCATTTAATCAGAATTCACAGGGCGTAGCATACGCACCGGGATACTTTCTTGCTCATGAAGAGTGCACGAGAGAAACAAGACAGATATCTCAGACAGGAGCTACAACCGCAGAGGATGGAAGCAAATATGTAAAGATGGGTACTGCATATCCATCAAATGATGCAAATGCTATTGGAATAGTATATGAGGATGTAGATGTAACAACCGGTGCTATGCCGGGTTCTGTTGTAACTAAGGGTGAGGTGTACGAGGATAGACTTGCAATCACAGGAGTTGATTATCAGTCAGTAACACCAAAAACAGGTGATAATCCCAAAGAGAATGGTTGGTATGAGAGAAGCGGTAGTGCAGGCTCATATGTGTATACTCTTACAGATGATACAACTGTTCAGGATGGTACCACATATTATGAAGCTGTTGATGTTCGTATATCAGCCGCCGCTAAAACAGCACTTCAGGCTAAGGGATTTGTGTTCAAGACAACACCAACAGTTACAAGACCGGAATAAGGAGGAAAGATAAATGCCAAATATTAGATGGGAAAACAACGTACTTGGATTTGTTCCAAAGAAAGATTGGCTTGATGTGCCTTTCAATCCAACAAGACAGAATGACCCTGTTGATGGGCTGTTCGGAGATATTAAGACAGACAACCTTGTAGCTGAATACGAAAGTATTGCGGCTGAGTATCAGATTCCAATGATGGCTCAGTTCCACGGATTTGATACTGAATCACAGACTACATTCAGAACCCCTATAGATACACACAATATCGAAAAGGGACTCATCAAGGTTAAGATAAATCAGTCAGAAAGACTTCGTGCCCTTACAAGAGCAGGAGTACAGAATGACCAGATGTATGACTACGTTATCCGTGATGGTGTAAGACTTGGTGAACAGGTTATTACACGTTCAAAGGTAGCAAAGAATGAGCTTCTTGCTACAGGTAAGGTAACCATCAAGGAAAACAACGTAGATATCAATGTTGACTACGGAGTTCAGCCGGCTCAGACAGCCTTTACAGTTGATGTAGCAACTACAGGAGATATCGCAGGAGATATTCAGAATATTGTTGATGCCGCTCTTGATAAGGGAGTTATCATCAACGGAATGTTCACATCTCGTAAGACTATTGCGAAGATGAGAGCAAACGAAGGCCTGCAGAAGAATATCCTTGGCAACGTAGGTGTTGGAGCACTTATCAAGAGTGCTGACCTTGCTAGTTACCTTGAAGAGGAGTTTGGCATAACACAGGTTATCACAAACGACCTCACATATGGAGCTTCTGCAACCATCGGAACAAATGGAAGACCTGATATATCAACAAAGAGATATTATCCGGAGGACAAAATCACATTCTTCTCTACAAACGTAGGAGGTAGAATGGGTGTTGGTCTTTGGGGTGATGCTCCGGAGGCTGATGTTGCTCAGTTCATGGACGTAGCAAACAGCTCAGAGAGTCCATATGTAACAATATCACAGTGGACTGAAAATGACCCTGCTGTTCTGTGGACAAAGGCTTCAGCTCTGTTCATACCTGTACTTTACAATCCATCATCACTTTGGATTGCAACAGTTACAGAGTCAGAAGGCTAAAGACAATAAGGGTATGAGCATTATGTGACCTTTTTCATATAAGCTCATGCCCTTTATATACAAAAGGAGATTCTTTATGCTAACAATCATCTGCCATTATCTCAAGAATTGGTTCAATTATGGACAGCCTAAATATTTTGGCACTTTTACAATTAAAGATGGTCAGCTTGTTAAAGAAGGCGCATATGCGAACACAGCTATACAAGAGAATCAATATTACAGGATTGTTGGCAGTGTCTTTAATGACGGAGTATACAAGCATGGAACAGAGACTCTGACGGACGAAACCTTTGACGGAGCTGTATGGTTGATGGCTATTCCACAGGATGTGATAAGCCTTGCGGAAGAAATCGAGGCATGGCAGGAGTTATATGGCGGTATCGATGGTCAGAACATGAGCCCATATCAGAGTGAGAGCTTTGGTGGGTATTCATACAGCAAAGCAAGTGGTGGTAGTTCGTCAAGCTCTGATTCTTTAGTCCCAACATGGCAGGGAGTATTTGCTGACAGACTAAGGAGGTGGAAGAAACTATGAGCCTACTTGATGAAGCATATGAAGACTACACTCTGTTAGACAAGGTTAGAGTTGACGATGGATATGGCGGTTACACTACGGAGTGGCAGGACGGAGCGACAATACAAGGCGCAATGGTTTTTAACACGTCTATGGAAGCCCGGACAGCACAGGCGCAGGGCGTTAGCTCAGTCTATACGCTGACTACTAAAAAGAACATAACACTCGAGTACCACGATGTGCTCAGAAGGGTGCGAGATGGCAAAATATTCAGAGTTACGTCTGATGGTGACGATTCTTACACACCTAAAAGCGCAAGCCTCAATATGAGGCAGGTAACGTGCGAGGAATGGGTGTTACCTTCGGAGGTGTGATATGGATAAGGAGCAAGCATTACATAGGTTCTTTTCTCAGTTCGGAGTAAGGGCCTATGACAGCAGTACAGTTCCGGATGATGCGGTGCTTCCTAGAATCACTTACGAGGTCATGACAGATAACTTTGGTGTTTCTAACGTGATAACAGCCTCAATTTGGGACAGAAGCACTTCATGGGAAGGAGTTACAGCTATACTCCATAGAATTGAAAATTCAATGGGATATGGTGGTCAGACGGTGTCATATGACGGAGGAATGTTATGGGCTAAAAGAGGACAGCCATTTGCTCAGAGAATGGAAGACACAGATGATAGCATAAGAAGAATTGTAATAAACATAGAGATTGAATACATATCGGAGGTATAAACGATGAAATATACACAGATTCCAGAGACAGCCTTTCAGAATATACAGATGAACGCAGGTATCCTTGTGACTTCCTTTACCCCTTCAACCGGAGAAATTGAAGGCCTCATGGGAGCCACAACAGGCGGCGTAAACTTTACAGCTACACCAACATATTCTGATTACGGCGAGGATATTGATAATTGCCCTAAGAATACCAAAGAGCTCAAGAAGCTCGATTCATGGGAAGTGTCTATGAGTGGAACATTCGTAACTATTGATGCATCCACAGCAAAGAAACTGATTGCTTCTGCTGATGTAGATGGTTCGGATGCTACTCATATCATTCCAAGAAATGATGTATTAGCAGGAGATTTTGAGGATATTTGGTGGGTAGGTGACTACTCAGATAAGAATGAAGACGGAACAGGAAAAACAGCCGGATACTGTGCTGTTCATATGATGAACGCACTCAACACGGGAGGTTTTCAGATTCAGTCAACAGACAAGGGCAAAGGAAACTTTGCATTCACCTATACAGGACACTACTCAATGAGTGAGCAGGATAAGGTACCTTTTGAGGTGTATGTGAAGGCAGGGACATCTACACCCTAGCCCCACCACTGAGGGAGACAGTGGAACCGAAGAAGAAAACAACGAAGATATTAACAACGAAGAAGAAATTGTTTCAGAAGGCTAATAAGCCACACAAGGAGGTTATATGAAACATTTATCAGAATACAAGGATGAAGAGGCCCTTGATATGTTAGCGGAGCTGATTGACCCGGTAATTGCGATATTTGGTGATGAGGAGGTTGCCAACTTCTATAGGTCAGGCGTCCTCATAAAAGCAGTACAGGCGGCCATAAAAAATCACAAAGAAGATGTAATGAATATGCTTGCGATATTGGAAAGAGTTCCAAGAGAGGAATACCATTGTAACTTACTAACATTGCCAAAGGTTCTGTTAAATGTGTTCAATGACCCGGAACTGAAAGATTTTTTTACAGAGCAGAGCGAGGAGATGATTTCAAAAGAACCTTCTGGCTCTGTTACGGAGAATACAAAGGAAGAAGCAAATACTTCATCAAATATGTAGTAGCGAAAAGTGACAGCGACATAATCGAGTATGTTTACCGGAATTATGTCGCTGATTCTTTAAGGATTTTGCCGGAGGGCAACAAACAGCTTAGATACACACTTGAAGAAGTTATACATCCAAAACCGGTAGATAATCGGAATGGCGAGGAAATAGCCATAGATGTAATGGAAAAAGCAGGACTGAAATTCAAGGAGTAATGTAATGGATGCACTTGATTTAGTAGCAAAAATAAAGATGGACATATCTGAATATGAGGAAGGGCTTGACAAGGCTAAGAAGAGTGCTGAAAAAAGCGGTGGAGGCATCGGAGGAGTCCTCAGCAAAGTGGCCTCAGTAGGGGGCAAGGCTCTTGTTGGGCTTACCAAAGTGACTGCGGCGGCTGTCGGTGCGGCGGCTGTTGGAGTTGGTGCGCTTGTAAAGAGTTCTGTTGAGGCTTATGGCGAGTATGAACAGCTTGTAGGCGGTGTTCAGAAGCTATACGGAAACATGGGAATGAGCCTTGAGAAGTATGCTGAAAACGTAGGAAAGTCAGTGGGCGAGGTTGAAGGTGAATATAACAAGCTCGAGAAGGCTCAGAACATGGTTATGCAGAATGCTCAGAATGCATTCAAGACCGCAGGAATGTCAGCGAATCAGTATATGGATATGGCAACGTCGTTTTCAGCCTCACTTATCAATTCCTTGGATGGGGATACTGTAAAAGCGGCTGAGCAGACAGACGTTGCCATGAGAGCAATATCTGATAACTTCAATACCTTTGGTGGGGATATCGGAATGATACAGGGGGCCTTCCAAGGGTTCGCAAAGCAGAACTACACCATGCTTGATAACCTCAAACTTGGATATGGCGGTACCAAAGAAGAAATGGAGAGGTTGATTGCGGATGCTAATACATGGGCAGAGGCAAACGGAAAAGCCGCAGACCTTTCAATAGATAGCTTTTCAGATGTAGTTACAGCCATTGATTATATACAGCAAAAGCAGAACATAGCCGGAACAACAGCAAGAGAGGCCTCAACCACTATACAGGGTTCACTTGGAATGTTAACAGCCGCATGGCAGAACCTTGTCACCGGGTTAGGAGACAAGAATGCGGATATCAGTCAGTTAATTGGTAATGTAGTTGATTCGTTAGTGGGATATACGGATGAGGCAGGAAAACATGTCAACGGATTCTTGGACAACCTTCTGCCGGTTATAGAAAATGCACTCTCAGCCATCGGAACATTGGTGCAGGAGCTTGTCCCAAATGCTCTTGAGATAATCCCAGGACTCATTACGGACGTACTACCCAAAATTACAGGTGCGGCAACAGAGCTTGTGCAAGGACTCGTATCTGCATTATCGGACAATATGGACACTATATCAACTGTGATAAGTCAAGTAGTGGATTCACTTGTGACCCTATTGCCGGACATCATTTCACTAGGAGGTCAGATTGTGAGCACACTTGCTACTGCAATCATGGACAACCTTGACGGAATACTTGACGCCGCAGGAGAAATTCTTCAAGTACTCCTTACCGGCATGAGTGAACATGCAGGAGATTTAGTGAATGCGGTTGTTCAGATTATAGAAATGTTGGCAGGATTTTTCACAGATAATATAGATTTAGTGGTACAATCTGCCATTTTAATAGTGATGGGCATAGCCCAAGGTCTGATGGATAACCTTGATGTTCTGCTTACAGCGGCTTTTGATATCATAGTTGCTTTGGCTGAGGCTTTGATTTCTAATATTCCATTGATAATCGACCAGATTCCATTATTGATAGATAGTCTGATTACAAGTTTTGTTGAGTTCCTTCCTCAGATGACCGAGGCTTGGATATCTCTTATGGACTGTCTATCCGAGGCACTTCCTGAGATTATCAATTCAGTGCTTAATGCCCTTCCAAAACTCATGGATACCATAGTCAATTATTATGCAGGCCCCGGCTTACAGCAGACCTTGGCGGCGGCAATAATAATGTGGAATGCCCTCCTCAAGGCATTAGGAATGATTGTTGTGCAGGTAGTTGCCAATATAGGAATGTTCGTAAGAAATATTGGTTCACAGATAGCAGGAGAGGCAGGAAATATACTTAACTCTGCAAAAACAATGTTTATGGGGCTTGTAAATGGTGCGCAAAGTATAGCAAGTAGTCTTGGAGCAAAGGTGGGTTCACTCATAACAACAGCCAAGAACAAGATTAGCGAGGGTTTATCGGCATTTACATCCTATGGTCGAGATATGGTGCAGAACTTCATCAATGGTATTACTGAAAAACTATCTGCATTAAAAGATAAGGTAAAGAGCATGGCAGATACAATCAAGAGCTATCTGCACTTCTCAGAACCGGATGTTGGCCCACTTTCAGACTTCCATACCTATGCACCGGATATGATGAACTTATTCATGCAGGGTATAAGAGATAACGAAAACGCCTTGAGAAAGACAGTAAGCAATGCATTTGATTTTGAGGATTCTTTTGTATCACCGAAGTACGATGTATCAAAGCTGTCTCAGACCAAGAAGGTTGAGAGCTATAATAATCCGGATGAATATAGCCGGGGAACAACAATCTCAGATGATACACCTATCAATCTTTACATTGTTAATGAAGTAGACGGAAAGAGACTCAACGAAAACTCCTACACCTATACTTTGGGAAGAATGAAGAGAGAGACAAATGCTGTTAGGATTGCACATGGAGGCGCATAAATGTTTGATGTATTAGTAAATGGTCACAAAACAAGTGATTATACAAATATATGGGTTGCAAATATACCTCAGATACAGCCATCAGAGACAGAGAGGGATAGGTATACTATCCCTCAAAGGGATGGCGATATGTTATCTGCGTATTATCGAAGAACATCCGCATATATCGAGGTTACATTCCATGCTTTGAATATCTTACAGAATAGAAGGATTATCAAATCGGTTTTTTGTAATCAGATAAATGAGGTTCTTAAAACAAGCATAACATTTCCAACCATAAGCATTATAAATCGAGTGAATGGTGTTGATAGTTATGATTCGTATTTCAATATAAAGAATGCTGTTATTACCGAAGAAGAATTGCGTGATGGCGATTATGGAAGAGTAACTATTCAATACGAGGTTGAGCCTTTTGAATATATGCGGACAGATACTGAATTTGAGCAAATAGTTCCACATACTACAAGTCCACTTGAGAATCCGATTATTGTTCGAGTTCATAATGATGGTGACCTATGCAAACCTTTAATAAATATCACACCACTCGCAAGTGGAAAAGTAACAACAGCATATAATTTTGGAGTTGGTTTAACGATTGATGAAGAGTCAGAGAGCATAATTGTGTATCCTTCAAAAGTCGGCACAGGTTTAACAAGATATGCCTATTGTGATACTAGCTTGATGTACACATATTTGACCAACGGAACCACAGTTACGTTAGACACAGTTACGTTAGGGGAAGAATACTTCACACAGCATAATTATGAGGATTTATGGATTCCCAATGGCACACATGATATTAGATTTATGAATGTCGCACTTAATAACTATTCGACAAAAGTCAATATAAAATTGAGAAAGGGTTATGTCATATGATAATAATCAAAACCGACAATGGCGATATTGGATTACAGCCTATATCTTGTGTTTTATCAATGTCAATCAACGGAGTATGGATTGTTAAAATGGAACATCCATATGACAGAGAAGGTAGATGGCAATACATAACCGAAGATTCTGTTATTATTGCAGAAGTTACAGCACTTGATGGGATTACAACAGAGCAGAGGTACAGAATACATCTTGTTCAAAGGAGTTTAACAAGTATCTATGTAGAAGCATATCCCATTGCACTTGATGCCTTTAATGATAGAGTATTTACAAGTGTGGCAAGGAATGGAGCAACACCATCAAGACTTGCTCAAGATATAACGAGTAGTGCTTATCCTGTAACTACAAATCTTCCGAATACTTTATTAGCTGATTATAAGTATGAGAATACTAATCTTATAGCCATCATCAATGGTGGAGAGGATTGTTTTGTTGAGAAGTATGGCGGAGAGATTAAATATAATAACAATGCTATATCCATCAACAATAGATTAGATGATGGTTCAACAGCATATATCTATGCAGGAAGGGATGTTACATCTTTAATGCATAGCATAAATACATCTGATGTTGTAACAAGAATCTATCCATTATCTGCAAATGGAGCAAGGCTAAATGCTTTTACGGAAGCACGAGTAGCCCCAAATACTCCATATATAGACAGTCAGTATATAGATGATTATGGAGTTATACATGCGGAGTTCATCAAGACTCATTTAATGCTTTGTACTGAAGATGAAAAGAATGCAGATGTTGAAGCATTTAATGACACTATGAGATGCAGAAATATAATTATTTCTACAGTGCAGGATTGGATGCGAGATTTAATGAATCGAGAATCTGTTGCTGATACTAAGAGAAATATTGAATACTTACAGAGCATCCTCAAATTAACTAAGGAAAAGAATAAGAATAGTGGTATTATTGAAGGTTTACAAAAAGCAATCACAGCAAGGATTACAAATGTTGCATTTAAGCAGATGGTTGCTAATTGGGTAAAAGAAGGCTGTGAAGAGTTCGATAGTATTGATGCTCCTGAGTATAAGCTGTATAAGCAGATAATGCATGAGACAAATCAATATATATATGCGAATGAAAATGATTCATCTGACAGAGCAATCGCAGAATGGCATAGGCTTGACAGTAAGTGGAGATGGTTTTCTGAGCCAAATGGATGGTTGATTGAAGGTCGAGACAATAACAAGAATTGGTCATGGTATGCAGATACTGGAGCGACAGTTGCTGAAGGTCAGTCTTATCCCAAATTATATGGTTGTAAATCTGACGGAATATACCTTCAGTATCAGTGGGAAAAAGTAAATGGTACATGGTATTGGTTTGATAGTCATGGACATCATCTTAGACCTAGTGCTCGAATCAATTCTACTGTTGACTGGATAATTGCTACTTATAATGCCGAAGAATTTAGCCAAGAAGTTGCCGAAATGGAAAGACAACTGTACGAGGGATTATACCAAAGAATGGTCATATACTGTGAAGACCTTTATGATAAAGGTGTTGACAGACCTAAGATGGAAATCAACCTTGAAGCTATGGATATCTCACAGATTGAAGGATATCAACAGTTACAGACATTATCCCTTGGAAATAATGTAGTATTCCGAAACAATGGCACAACCATCAATGAAAGAGTGGTTGAATTGGATTATGATTGTATTCGGAAGATTAATACAAGGATTGTATTGGGAATGCCTACGGAGACAATCTCAGCCATCATATCAAGGAATATTGCGACTAATCCTGCTCTTATAGCAGGGTACGGTGTGGATATAGATGGAAATGTAATAAACATCGCAAGTGGTGGTGGAGAAGTCAAAGGACTCAGATGGTGGGAAGAAACCTCCAATCATATCGAGAGACAGATAACAAGCATTCCTGTTGGTGGATGGACAGCAGATGACCCTTATCTGATTAGAGGTGCAAAGGAATGGGCTGTTGACCATCAAGGATTTGTAAAAACTTTTTCGCGCGATGGTTCTAAAGCAATCGGAGCATGGATGCATTTCCAATATACAACTTCTCATTATATGGGAACAGTAATAATATCTACTGACCCTAATGCTGTTAAATATTTTTGTAGCTCAGAAGACCCTCAGACGGTTACAGCCTTTTCCACTACAATATCTTATGGTGGAGTGACATGGTATGTAGGTGGAGGAAATGGAGTAGAGATTGACACAGGAGAATATACATCATTATCAAAAGGTAGTGATTATGGAAATGAGGAGGATATTACATATAGTGGTGATTTACCTCATCTGACATATAAGTATAGTAACTTCTATCAAGCATGTCTCGCATTACTTATTATTTCAAATGCAAGGTCAAGGGATAGTTATATCACTGGAATAAATGCAGGAAATACATATCCATTCTATGGAGGTTATGTAGCAAGTGGTGATTTGACACCAGAGAATGCTCCATACAAAGTTCGACAGGATGGAATGATATATGGCAAGGATGTTGTCGCAGGGAATCACACTTTAAGTAATAAGCAGGATAAACTTACAGCAGGACAGAATGTTCAGATTGAAGGCAATACAATATCTGCAACAGATACAACTTATTCTGCAGGGGATAATATCACGATTGATGAGAATAATGTAATATCAGCAAGTGGAAATCTTGAAGCAATCGAATTAACAAGAGCCGAGTATAATGCTCTGACACCTGCTGAGAAGTCGGATTTGACCAAGATATATTTTGTTTACGATTAGGAGACAAAGATGGCAAGTATATTTTATAACAACGTGGAATATGGTGGAGCAGGGAATGATATCCACTATGGAACGTCAACCCCTGCATCATCATTGGGAAATAGTGGAGATGCCTATTTCAGATTAGATGCAAATGGCAATCTGATGGAACAATACATCAAGTTGGGTTCAGATTGGACTCTCATTCCAAAAGCTGATGCGGTGCTTGGTTCTAAGACTATCACAGCTAATGGAAATTATATTGCACAGTCTGATAGTCTTGATGGATATTCAAATGTAAGTGTGAACGTACCAACAGGCGGTTCGACTCTTATTACAAAGACCATCACTCAGAATGGAACATACGATGCAGAGGATGATAATGCAGATGGATATTCACAAGTTACAGTTAATGTAAGTGGTGGAGGTGGGGCAAGTATCGAAAGACTCTTTTCTGCCTCAGAAAATTCATCATCTGTAAGGCATACAGACCATGCTCATAAAGCATATTTTGATGATGGTGTTGGAACTATAACAGAGGATTCAAATTATAGTAATTATCTATCTTATGATAACTCTACAAATGAATTTGAAGTGTTACAAGGATTTACAGCACTTATAATTCCTTGGACATATGAGTATTCATCTGCAAGTGGTTCGTATCCACATGGCGAGTTTTATATCAATGGCACAAGTGTAAGCAATTGGAGGGTTGATTATAAACCACAAGGGTATTTCCTCGGAACACCTTTGATACACACTTTTAATCAAGGTGATACATTTTATTCATATACTCCAAGTGGTGATGGATATCCGGAGCAGAATTTAAAAGTATATAAAATTGATTCAGCAAGTGCATCTCTCTTTACGGATATGTTTACATTCCATAATGTAAGTGGTGGTGTTGGTTCAATTATTACATAGGAGGCTATCATGATTGATGTATTATGGAAGTTCATACAACTATTATGCACCTTTATAATGACAGTAGGTGGAGCAGGAGCAATAATTATAGGGATTATAAGGTGGATGAGAAAGCCTGATACGGAGAGGGACGACAAATTGAAAAGGCATGATGAATTACTAGATAACGATAATAAGAGATTAAAGGCTCTTGAGGAAAGGCAAACGGAGATGGAGAAATCACAGAGGCTATTGCTCAAGGGTATGGAGGCTCTGATGCGACATGCTATTGATGGAAACAACAAAGAACAGTTGCAAAAGGAAAGTGATAATTTACACGATTATATTTTTAACAAATAGGAGGGTAGAAAAATGCCAGAGTTAGAACCAATCACAAGAGAAGAAATGTTGCTTGATGGACAGGACTTAGAACCTATTACAAGAAAGGAAATGTTCATTAAGCGGATATACGATAAGACGCAGGTTGTTCCAGAACCGATAACAAGAGAAGAGATGTTCCTCAAGAAGGCAGGAGACGAGACAACCGATGTTACCATAGAGCTGTTAAATGTATCAGCGAATGGTACTTATTCAGAGAGTGGGAAGGCTTACAGTCCTGTAATCGTAAATGTTCCTGCACCACCAATTCCCGATAATGCTTATCTTTTGAATGAGGTTGAGGGATTACCATCAGACATAGCAACTTTCACCGATGGCTCAAATCTCCCAATGCCTAAACTGCAAGTCGGCATAGAACCAATACAAGAAGGAAGTGGAGACCCATCACCGAGTAATGTAAGACCTATAAGCGGATGGAATGGGGCGAATGTGAGTAGGACAGGGAAGAATTTGTTTAATCCTGATACTCAAGGCATAGTTAATGCACGATGCACAGCAACAGATAATGATGGTATTATTACAATAACAGCAAGAGGTGCAGATTGCTTTATAGGAGACATAGCTAGTGAGGGTTCGTCTTACTCTGCATCATTAGGGGCAAAACAATATGTTAAACCCAACACAACTTATTATTTAAAAGTATCTGATTCTCGGTTTAATAAAAATTTTATATCCTTTTTCAATAAAGAAGGAGTTTGCTTGTCCTTAGCACCAATTACTGACTCATCCACATTAACTACTCCATCAAATTGTTGTTTTGTAACATTACGATATGGTTATAAGTTATCTACATCAGGAAATGTGTTTACAATTACCATTCAACTTGAAGAAGGCAATCAAGCCACAACATACGAACCCTACAACGGACACACCTACACCATCCAATTCCGTGACGGAGATAACCCACTCACAGTATATGGCGGTAGTCTTGATGTGGTTAGTGGTGAGTTGGTGGTAGATAGAGTAGAAGTTGATTTGGGAACTGTAGATTGGAATAAACACACTTCAAGTGTAAAAACCTATTTCAGAACAATCACACCGTTGTCAGATGCAAAGAAATCAGACAACCAATTAGCAACTCATAACCTTAAGTGTTCCAATTATAAAGAAGATTCATGGACTCATGTTGTTGATTCAAGCGGATATGACGGAAATATCTGCATAGGTTGGCTTAATAACGCTTATATAGCAATATATGATAGCAGATATGTGGATGCATCAGCTACAGACTTCAAAACAGCCATGAACGGAGTACAACTTGTTTACGAACTCGCCACTCCTATAACCTACCAACTTACTCCTACTCAAGTTAAGTCGATTCTTGGTAGCAATAATGTGTGGGCGGATACGGGAAAGATAGAAGAATTAGAATATTTCAGCAAGGAGGTATAATCATGGACGATAGAACATGGTGGAAAGACAAAGAGTTTTGGGAGGCTGTATTTGGAAGAATGATAAGAAGCTTCTTTCAAGGGATGCTATGGGGAATCGGTGAAAACATTGTTGTATGGGATTTTAATTGGAAGATACTGATAGGAGCAGGACTTGGCATGGCTCTTGCTAGTGTAGCCACAAGCATAGTCGCAGGTGTTCCAGAATATAAGGAGGGTAAAAAATGAAAAGAGAAGATATAGTCAAAACAATAAACAACCTCAAAGGCGAAGAAGGGCATCAGAAGATACTGTCTGTCTATAATGCACAGAAGCCACTTCCAAGAGGGTATAAGGTCAAGACCACGGATGCGTGGTGTGCCACTACTGTATCCGCAGTATTTTTGATGAATGGCTATTCCGATATTTCAGAATGTTCCTGCCCTCAGATGATAGAGAAAGCCAAAGCAAAGGGCATATGGGTAGAGGATGATTCATATACACCAAAGATTGGCGATATAATCATGTATGATTGGCAGGATTCTGGAAAAGGCGATAACAAAGGTGTTGCTGATCATGTGGGAATTGTAGTATCCGCAACTAAATCCAAGATCATGGTGAGAGAAGGAAACAAAAACAAATCCATAGGCAATAGGGATGTTCTTGTAAATGGAATTTATATCCGAGGATATATAATACCACCTTATGATGATGAGAAAAAGACCACGCAGAAAGCCTCAGAAACGAAAAAAGAGACGAAGGCTGATAAATCCTCAAGTGCTTCTAAAAAGTCGCAGGATTTGGCAAATAGCGTGGTAAAACAGCCATATACTATTGGCAAGGACTATACAATATCAGTCAAGTCATCTCTCAACGTGAGAAGGACTCCAAACGGAGCTTTGGTTGGATATGCAAACCTCACCCCGGATGGCAAGAAGCACGCTTTTTACAACGGAGCTTTAAAGGATGGCACAAGGGTAACTTGTCTTGAGGTGAAAGACCTAGGAAAGACATATTGGATGAGGATACCAAGCGGATGGATATGCTGTAAGAATGGAAATTCAGTATATGTAAAATGATAAGGAGTTCGGGATATGGAAAAAGATATACCATATATTGCATTTGAAGGTATGATGGCAAGATACGAAAGACATACCAAAAGGCTGATAATAGCACTTGTTATAACGATAATATTGATGTTTGCTAGTAATGCTATATGGCTATACGAGTGGTGTCAGTATGATTATTCGGATACGGACTCTACATCAGTTGACTTAGATGCCACCGATGGTAACGCAAATTATATTGGAAATGATGGAGATATAAATAATGGCGCATATTAGAGTAACAAAAACAAGAACCCGGACACGAACAAAAAGCCGGGGCAAGAGCAAAGGGACCCGTAGAAGAAAGAAAAGATGAAAATAAAAGGAATAGACATTGAAAGTTTCAACAAATCAACAGAAGAAATTGCAGACTTGATAGATGCGTGGATATTCAATGAAAAGCATAGAGCTATCATGAAAAGAAGACTTTGCGATGGAGTTACATTCGAGCCACTTGCCGAAGAATTCGGGCTATCAGTTCAGCAAATTAAAAACATAGTTTATAAGTGTCAGGACAAACTGTTCTGCCATTTGTAATAACCTCCTGTGGAGCCGCTTGCTTGGATTATTTTCCGGGTGGGCGGCTTTTTATATAAAAACTGTACAAAAGATATACGAAATTGAGTCATTCACTTGCTCGTGTATGGCTCTTTTTTAGTGCAAAATTATTCATGTAGGAATTAAAAAGTATGAGAAGAATATCTCCAATAATATCCATTGCATTGGGAGTGCTTTATGATGGCTGATTTCAACGTGCCTCTATTTATTCCGAGAATTTCAGATGCAATTTTGGTTGAGCGATATATAGCTATCGGCTTTCCATCATAAGTCATCTGTTCAACGGGCGTGCTAACTGTTTCAACAGAACGTATTCGTGCTGTTCCGTAGGCATTATTATACTCGACAGAACACCACTCTAAATTGCAAACATTGTTGTTAAGTTTGTTTTCGTCCTTGTGATTGATTTGAGGATAATTGTTTGGATTTGGAAGAAAAGCCTCAGCAACTAACCTATGAACAAGAAATTTGCGTCTGGTAGAGTCTTTGTACAAAGTGACTACTCCATATCCCGAGTTGATAACAGTCGGTTTTAAAAAGTATTCATTTTTACAATGAAACTTTGTTGATTTGCGAAAGCTCTTCACCCTTCCGTTGTTACTCACTTGGTACATTCCTTCATAATTTGGTATATCTTTCCATACTTCCTTCATAATAAAACCTCCTAAATTAGCGTGATAATAACTTTATAATACCACAAGAATAGGAGTGAATAAAGGAGATTATACAATGTATATCAACTATAACCCTAACCCTGCCCAAAGAACGGTGGGTGACTGTGCTGTAAGAGCACTAGCAAAGGCACTAAACATTACATGGGAAGATGCCTATGAAGAAGTGGCAACCAACGGATACCGGATGGCTGATATGCCCTCATCGGATTCTGTATGGGGTTCGGTGCTTCGCATGAACGGATTCTATAGACAAAACATCCCGAGCACTTGCCCGGATTGTTATACGGCAGAGGAGTTTTGTTTGGATAACCCGGTGGGAGTCTATGTGCTTGGGTTCGGAGGACACGTTGCTACTGTAATAAACGGAAATCTGTATGACTCGTGGGACAGCTCGCAGGAAATCCCACAATTTTATTGGACAAAATAGGAGGCCTATATGAATTATCCATATTTCAATTATCAAAATATGCCACAACAGCAACCTCAGCAGATACAAAATGGTGGGTTTATCCCGGTAAGAAACGTCAATGAGGCTCAGAATTATCCTGTAGCTCATGGAAACAGCGTAACCTTCATAGATGAATACGCACCTTATGTTTATGTAAAAACAATGGGTTTCTCACAGCTCGACAGGCCTACATTTGAGGTTTTTAAGCTCGTGAAAGAAGAGTCAGCACCGGCTGAGGCTTGTGTAAATACATCAGAAATAGACAAGGTTAAACAAGACTTAAACAAGCTCCAAGAGGAAGTTAACAGGATAAAAGGAATCATTGAACCGGAGGTGGAGGCAGATGGCTAACATAATCGAAATGATAAATCAATTATCACAGAACCCTCAGCAGATTCTTCAAAGGTTCGGAATACCTCAGAACTGTAATACACCGGAGAGTGTTGCTCAATACCTTGTAAACAACGGGAAAGTCACTCAGCAACAGATAAATCAAGCGAATCAAATGTATAGAAACTTATTCAATAAATAGCAATGCGCAATGCTAAATATACACCGGCATCTGCCCTTAGTGGGTTTGTAGATGTCGCTGACCTTAAAAAGTTAAAGGAAGGAGAAAAGACTATGGCTTTAACAGATGATAACTCAATGGTAATGCCTGTAACACCTATGTATGGTGGAAACAATGGTATGGGCAATTTTGGAGGTGATTGGGGTTGGATTATACTCCTGCTTCTTATTGCCGGAAATGGATGGGGCAATGGCTTCGGAGGCTTCGGTGGAGGCGTTGGAGGCTTTGCGGCTGATGGCGCAATGCTTTATCCGTGGATGAATCAGGCTGAAATTACAACCGGAGGCTTTCAGAATGCGGCCACTAACTCAGCTATCAGCTCGTTACAGAACAGTGTAACAACAGGCTTCGGAGATGTTCAGAACGCACTTTGCGGAGGTTTCGCCGGCGTCAATGCAAATATCTCCAATGGATTTGCACAGGCTGAAATCGGAGCAAACTCACGTCAGATGGCGAACATGAATCAGATATTCGGGCTGTCACAGCAGTTTGCAGATTGTTGCTGTGAGAACAGACTTGCCTCATGTCAGACTCAGAACATCATTCAGAATGAGGGCAATCAGACACGTTTTGCTGACGCAAACAATACTCGTGACCTTCTTACTAATCAGACAGCTAATACACAGGCTATTCTCGACAAGCTCTGTCAGCTTGAATTAGATGGCGTTAAGGCGCAGGTTGAGGCTAAGAATGACCGCATAGCTGACCTTCAGAATCAGCTTACAATGGCAAACCTTCAGGCTTCTCAGACAGCTCAGAACGCATTCATATCTCAGGGCTTTGCCAATGAGGTAGATGCGCTTTATAACAGACTGTCTAACTGTCCTGTACCAAGCACACCTGTATATGGAAGAACACCTATATTCACTTGCAACAACAATGGTTGTGGATGTGGATGCGGTAACAACTTCTAAAGGGAGGTGTGACCTATGGCTGAATATTTAGCAAATGAAGTACAGAATGTATCTCTTGATAACCCTGTACTGTTCACAGCTTCTATCCCATGTAATAAAGGCTATGTATACCATGAAGATGAAACCGGGGTTTTTATTCTAAGAGGTTGCACCAACAACTGTTTTGCACGTTATCAAATTACATACAATGGGAATATTGCTATCCCAACAGGTGGGGCTGTAACTCCGGTTGCTGTGGCAATCACGGTGAACGGAGAACCAAGACTCACTAGCAGGGCTATCTTTGAGCCGTCCGCGGTAGATATCTATGGGAATGTAACGAGTACAGCAATCATTACTGTACCAAAAGGCTGTTGCTTCTCAGTAGGTGTCAGATATGTGGACGCTACAACGGATGACCCGGCAACAACGCCTACACCTGTAATTTCAGTACAAAATTCAAACCTTGTGATTAACAGGGTTGCTTAGGAAGGAGGATAGCAATATGAAAGAACTTTATGAAATCAAAGAAAAGTTATGTGATGAACTCAAAGAATATGGCAAGAAGGATATGTCAGCAGGCTCACTTGATGTAGTAGACAAGTTAACTCATACCATAAAGAACCTTGATAAAATCATAGAGACTTATGAGGAAGAAGGCTACAGTGGGAGCTATCCCAACAGAATGCCTAACTATGATTATGCTATGGCTACTGATGGACGTAGTTATGCAAGAGGTAGAAATGCAAGACGTGACTCAATGGGCAGATATTCCAATAGAAACTACTCAAACAGAGACTATTCAAGAGGCGATGGATACTCATATCATGAGGGCACAGTAGCAGAGTTGAAAGAAATCATGCAGGAAGCACCCGAAGAAGTAAAGAGTGACATTCAGAGAGTCATCCGCAAGATGGAATCAATGTAAGGGGGTGTTTGCCTTGATAAAAGAGCAAGACCTGCTTGATGCTATAGCAGAG